ACCATGGATTATACATGAAAGCTTGTTTGGACTTACAAGGTCTTTTATTTCAATATGGAGTGACAGCTAAGTTTTCATTCTTATTCAATGAATCATTAATTACACGTGCTAGGAATTATTTGGTAGATGAATTCGTTCATCGCTCAGATTGTACTCATATGTTATTCTTGGATTCAGATGTTCATTTTAATCCACAAGATGTGATTGCTATGTTGGCCCTAGACCGTGATGTTATCGGTGGTCCATATCCTAAGAAAGCCATCAAATGGAAAAATATCTTAACAGCTTTGAAAAAGAATCCAGATATCGCAATTGGTGAGTTAGAAAAACTAGTTGGAGATTTTGTATTTAATCCAGTTAAAGGTACATCACAATTCTCAATTTCAGACCCATTGGAAGTATTAGAAATTGGTACTGGTTTTATGATGGTTAAACGTGAAGTGTTTGATAGCATGGCAAAAGAATATCCACAAATTCATTACAAACCAGACCATGTAGGTCAGGCAAACTTTGATGGTACTCGATATATCCACGCATTCTTTGATACCGTAATTGATACTAAAGAAAGTATCACCGGTGGTGGTTCTGACCGTTATCTTTCAGAAGATTATATGTTCTGTCAAATGTGGCGTAAGATGGGTGGCAAAATTTGGTTATGTCCTTGGATGAGAACTGCTCATATTGGCACATATCATTTCTTAGGTGACATGCCAGCAATTGCGAATTATGTAGGTGAAATGTAATGATTATTGGATTGGTTGGGTTTATTGGTGCAGGCAAAGGAACAGTTGGAGAACTTCTGCGCTTGCACGGATATAAACAAGCTAGTTTTGCCGGTGCATTAAAAGATACAGCCTCGGTCCTATTTGGTTGGGACCGAGCTTTACTTGAAGGTGATACCGATATATCACGATTGTTTCGTGAACAAAAAGATGAATTTTGGTCTTCTCGCTTTGGTTATGATTTTTCTCCTCGTCTAGCACTTCAGTTGCTAGGTACCGAAGCTGGCCGAGATGTTTTTCATAAAGATGTTTGGATTTATGCTCTAGAGAACCGTATCAAACAATTACCTAAAGTGGTAATTACAGATACTCGTTTTCCAAATGAGATTGAATTCATACGTAAAAATGGTGGTGTTATTATTGAGGTTAAACGCGGAGAACGACCCGAATGGTATGACAATGCTTATCACACCAATAAATTAAACAGTGGTTTGATGCAAATGTACCATCCGAATGTCCATGTTTCTGAATGGTCGTGGATTGGACAAAAGATAGATTATACCATTGAAAATGACGGTACATTGATTGATTTGAAAAGAACGGTTTTTAATGTCTTGACTGAAATTGAAAACCGTGATACTATTAATATGTTACATAATGAAGGAGTAGTAAATGAAGTTTAGTGCAAAAACAGTAGAAATATTGAAGAATTTCTCTTCAATTAATCCAGGTTTATATTTTAAACAGGGTAATGTAATTTCAACAATGTCGCCTCAGAAAAACATTTTATGTGAAGCTGTTGTAACTGATGAATTTCCACAAGATTTTGGTGTGCATGATTTGAATAACTTCTTATCTGTATTGACCTTGAACAAAGACCCCGAAATCGATTTTGACGGCAAAAATGCTGTTATCAAATTCCTTGGTGGCCGTTCTAAAATTAAATATCGTTTTGCTGAAGCGTCAATGATTATTTCTCCACCTGAGAAACGTATTACATTACCATCAGTTGATGTTTCATTTGATTTTACCGAAGATGATTTGGCGTGGATTCAAAAAACAGCCGCTATCTTACGTTCACCAAATGTAGCTGTAGAAGGTGATAAAGAAAACGTTTCACTTGAGTGTTTTGATGCTGCTGACAATTCAGCACCAACCAATTCATTAGATATTGGTCTAAAAACAGATAAGAAATTTAAACTAATCTTTAAAACAGAAAATCTTAAAATGATTCCTGGCGCTTACTCTGTAGAGATTTCATCTAAAGGTATTGCTCATTTCACGAATACTAAAGATAATATTCAATATTGGATTGCAACAGAAGCTGGCTCTACATTCGAGGAATAATATGAGTTTAAAATTTTTCACAAAGAAATATTCAAAATCATCTATTGCTGTAAATCCAGATAAAGTTATTTGTGTAACACAACACGCAGATGGCCATGCTTTTATTTACAGTGAAGGTGTTGATTGGGAAGTTACAGAACCATACCTTGAAGTTGTTGCCCGTTTAAATGAAAGAGATTAATTATGACACAAGTAAATACAATATTTGGTGATTTTAAAGAAGATGATTTAAAGATTATCCGAGATTCACTACAAGAAATTTCAATCCACTTACAAAAGATTGAAGGTGAAACATTAGCAATTAAAGATATAGTTGATGTGGTGTACGACCAATATAAAATTCCTAAGAAAATTGTAAAACGTTTGGCCAAGGTACATCACAAGAATTCTTTTAGCCAACAAGTGGTGGAAGACAAAGAGTTTGAAGCTTTATACATTGGTGTAACAGAAGTAAAATAGATTTATATATTATATGATGAGTTATGTTTATTTTATTTTGGATGAAAAATCCAAAATGATGAAAATTGGAAAAGCAAATGATGTGCGAGAAAGGATTTCTTCTTTACAAACTGGAAATCCAAATTCGCTAAAACTAATTTACACTGAAATCTGTAAATCAGAACAACATAGTTTCATGATAGAAAAACAATATCATGAAAAATTTAAACATCTTCGTGGTAATGGCGAATGGTTTCATTATGATAAAAACTTATTTGAACAGTTCATTCTTAATGAATCCAATATTGAAATAAAGCGAAAAAGGCAACCGATAGTTGCTTCTACTTTATTCGGCGAAGAAACAGTTGTGGACATTAATTTGCATCCACATTGTTATTTTTATCCTGAATATCCTGCTCAAATTAAAGAAAGTTATGAAAATTCTTTAAAATTGACCATGCCATATAGAACTATGCGTTGGCCGACAGACGGAAAACAAATGTTATTGCCCTATTCAAAAGAAACGAATAGAGTTTTTATTTGTAATAAGAAACATAACGAAAATCTTAAACAAAAAAGATTTGAAACCAAATCTAAATTAACTACATTATGGGAAATAAGTGAATGAGTGAACAAATTCTTTGGACCGAGAAGTATCGTCCTAAAAAAGTGGAAGATTGTATTCTTCCCGATGCAACAAAAGCAACATTCCAAGAGTACGTCAATCGAAAAGAAATCCCTAATCTATTATTATCAGGCTCTGCCGGCGTAGGTAAAACTACAATTGCAAAAGCTTTGTGTAATGAAGTTGGTTGTGACTTCATTGTTATCAATGGGTCTGACGAGTCTGGAATCGATGTCCTTCGCAATAAAATTAAGAACTACGCATCTTCTGTGTCCCTTTCTGGTGGCCGCAAGGTAATCATTATAGACGAGGCTGATTACTTAAATCCAAACTCAACACAACCAGCTCTTCGTGGTGCAATTGAAGAGTTTGCTGGTAATTGTTCTTTCATATTTACATGTAATTACAAAAATCGTATTATTGACCCAATTCATTCACGTTGCACTGTAATTGATTTCAAAGCTAATGGCAGTAAAGCTAAATTAGCAACACAATTTTTTAAACGTGTGGAATGGATTCTTGAGCAAGAAAATGTCACATACGATAAAGATGTTGTGGCCGCAGTCATCACCAAACACTTTCCAGACAACCGTAGAGTGTTAAATGAACTACAACGATATGCCGTTTCTGGTGTCATAGATAAAGGTATTCTAGCTAATGTTTCTGAAATATCATTGGCTGGTTTATTGACCAATCTAAAAGAAAAAGATTTCACGGCAATGCGCAAATGGGTTACACAGAATTTGGATAATGACCCAGTTCGTATCTATCGTAAAATCTATGATTCCATGTACGAGAGTTTAAAACCCGAGTCTATTCCTCAAGCTGTTGTTACGCTAGCACGATATCAATATCAGGCAGCGTTTGTTGCTGACCAAGAGATTAATTTAGTTGCTTGTCTAACTGAGTTTATGGTGGACTTGGAGTTTAAATAATGTTTGATAAGAAACATTGGACTGAAATTTGCCAACGTGTCGCTAATGAAGCTCAGATTGTTTTACCTAGAGTCAAACACACTAAAGATAAATCAACACTGATATCAAGTATATTCGAAATACAAGCAGAAAAATATTTCAACGAGAATGGTATTCATGTCAAAGGATGTCAAACTGACCGAGAACCTGATTTGATTTTTCCTAATACTGGGCCTTGTGAAATAAAAGTTACATCAGTACAAAAAACAGAAGTGAAATCGTGCAAATGGATGGGTGGCCAATTTTCAAAAAGAACTTCTGATTTTTTATTAATTACTTGGAATTCAACCAAAACATTATGGGGTAACACATACTTTTTTTCTATAACTCATTGTTATATTGATAAAAACGAATGGCAATCTTTAGATAATGGAAATAATAGTTTTTATCTGGTACAGGTTTTGACTTTAATATGTTGAGAAACAGGAAACATAATGTCATTGTTGGAACAGAAACGAAAGATAAATTTATAATGGAAAGTTTTAATTGTGGCTGATTTATTTAAAGAAGTTATTCCTGCTATTTTGCAGACCAAAAAGAATGTCCTTGTGGACGAGCATGATGTCAAGAAATACGATGCCTTTATTGTAAACAAAGCACTATCATTTCATATGGATTGCATTTATTATGCCAATGAAATGAATATGTTCAATGGATTGGATAATGATTTACAATTCCAATACTACATAAATAACGTAAGGTCTATGT